ATGGAGATAGGCTCTAGTAGTATCAGAGCTTTGCCTCTAGGCGATGGCGAAAAGCTTCGAGGTTTCCGCTTCCAACGTATGATTATTGACGAACTCCTCCTCATGCCTGAAAAGATCTTCAATGAGGTTATTATGCCATTCCTTTCTGTTGTCGAGAACCCTACTGAACGCCAAGAGATCTATGATCTAGAAACCCAGATGATCGCGGAGGGTGAAATGACCGAAGAGGAAAGAAAACGATGGCCAAATAACAAAATTATTGGTTTATCCTCTGCATCGTATAAATTTGAATATTTGTTTAAGCTTTATCAACAATACGAATCCCTAATCATCAATGAGAATAAACAAGATGGCGCTCATAGGGTAATTATGCATTTTAGCTATGATTGCGCCCCTGCACAGCTGTATGATCAAAATTTGATTAATCAATCTAAATCAACAATGAGTCAGTCTCAGTTCGACCGAGAATTTGGCGCTGTATTCACAGATGATAGTTCTGGATATTTCAAAGTCAGTAAAATGGCTTCATGCACTCTTCCTGATGGTGAAGGGCAGTGTGTCGAGGTGATTGGAGATCCCGCCTCCAAATATATCCTCGCATTTGACCCTTCTTGGTCCGAGAGTGAAAGCTCAGACGATTTCGCCATACTTTTGATAAAGATCCACCCAGAGACGAGAAAAGGCGTTGTAGTGCATAGCTACGCCGTTTCTGGCTCAAACCTACAAACTCACATTAGATACATGGCTTATCTACTGACTAACTTCAATATTGAAATGGTGGTTGGCGATTACAATGGAGGTGTTCAATTTTTAAGCGCATGTAAGGAAAGTGGAATATTTAAAAAATTAAATTTAAAAATAGATACGGTAGAAGCTGATTTAGATAACCCTAAAGATTACGCTAAAGGTATTAGAAAGCTCAAGAGCCAAATAGACAAATCATCAAGAAAATTTGTGTTTTTAAGAAAACCTAGCTCTATATGGATTCGTTTTGCTAACGAAAGTTTACAATCAGCATTCGATCACAAAAGATTATACTTCGCTGGTTCTGCTATGGATGACAACTACAACATGCAGAGAAAAGCTAATATCCCTATTGATAATTTGAAGTTCTTGAGGAATCAAGATGCCGAAGAAAAAAACAAAGGAGCCAAGATGATTGACTTTGTAGAGCATCAAAGAGATATGATGGATCTTATAAAAGTCCAATGCGCTTTAGTGCAAGTTACCACTTCGCCACAAGGAACACAAAGTTTTGATCTACCCCCTAACCTTCGTAAGCAGAGGGGCGCTGACAAAGCCCGAAAAGACTCCTACTCCGCTTTGGTTCTAGGTAACTGGGGCATGAATGTATATTTCGACATGTTGGATAACCAAGACTCCGATATTACAGAAACATTCACCCCAATGTTTATTTCTTAACTTTTAAAAGTTAGAAAGTTACTTTTCGTGTAATATAATATTGTAATGGCTAGGAAGTATACGAAAAAATCAGACTATTGGAAAAAGTTTAATAAAAACAATAACTTGGAAGATTTAGCTATGAGCCAAGCTTCTGAAGAATCATACACCCCAGAATTACTGGGTGAATCATTTTATACATCAGACGCTTCGTATAAGAGTGTGTCTACAGCTAGAACTAACAGGGCTAGCTCTTCAAACGCTACAAGGGTCAATCGCTCAGCAGTAAGTAATACTATCGACAGATTCTCTAGCATACGAAAGGGCATGTTGCCTTACCAGTATGCTGCTGATGGCGTAAATGTTCGTGAAGGGATCGAGCTATGCCAGAAAGCTTATGCCAACGTTGCTGTATTCAGAAACGCTGTGGACGTTATGTCTGAGTTCGCGAACACTGAAATTTACTTAGAGGGAGGAACAAAGAAGAGCCGTGAATTCTTTCAACAGTTCTTCAAGCGGATTAACCTTCAAAACCTAAAAGATCAATACTTCCGTGAGTATTACCGTAGTGGTAATATTTTTGTCTATAGATTTGATGGGGAATTCAACGTGGAGGATTATGCTCGACTTATGAATCAAGTTGGCTCTATTAATCCTTCCGCTAATAAGATTCCAGTCAAGTATGTGCTACTAAACCCTTTCGACATTGTATCTAAGAGGGCTACCACATTTAATGTTGGGGCGTATGAGAAAGTCTTATCTGAGTATGAGCTTTCCCGCTTACAGAACCCATCTACAGAAGAAGATCAGTTAATTTATGACTCTCTAGACCCTGAGATGAAGAAGCTGATCAAGGATGGTTCATACTACACAGATGGAATCAAAATTGAATTAGACCCCAAACGTCTTAGCTTCTCTTTCTATAAGAAACAAGATTATGAGCCATTTGCAATACCATTTGGATACCCCGTATTAGAAGATATCAATGCTAAGCTTGAGCTTAAAAAAATGGATCAAGCAATTACCCGAACTGTTGAGAATGTTATTCTTCTTATCACTATGGGTGCTGAACCTGAGAAAGGTGGAGTTAACGCCAATAACATTAACGCAATGCAGCACCTCTTCAAGAATGAGAGTGTCGGTCGGGTTCTAATATCAGATTACACCACTAAAGCTGATTTCGTTATTCCAGATCTGAATAAAGTTCTTGGACCCGCAAAGTATCAGATTCTCAATGATGATATCAAGCAAGGTCTGCAAAACATTGTCGTTGGAGATGAGAAATATAATTCAACACAAGTTAAAGCCCAAATCTTTATTGACCGTCTAAAAGAAGCTAGAAGTTGTTTCTTGAATGATTTCTTACAGAAGGAGATCAAGCGTATCGCTAATAGTCTTGGATTCAAGTCATATCCAACTGCCACAATGAAGGATATCGACATGCGTGATGAAACTCAGCTCATGCGTGTTTCTACCCGCCTTATGGAGCTTGGTATTCTTACTCCTCAACAAGGAATGGAGATGTTCCATAATGGCAAGTTTCCGAATGCGGAAGATATCGCTCCTGCTCAAAGCGCCTTTATCAAACAAAGGAAAGAAGGTTTCTACAACCCTATTGTTGGTGGAGTGCCAATGATTGAAGACGAAATCTCTGAGAAGTCTCAAACTCCTGAAGCTGCTGGTAGACCGCATGGCACTACTACAGTAGATGAGCCAAAACTCTCTAACGCAGAATACTCTAGAACAAGCATTCAATCTACCATTTATGCTGTAGAAGCTTTTAATTCTATAGCTAGAGAGAGGGCTGAAGAGAAGTTTGGTAACGAGTTGAGTGAGCAACAAGAAGAGATGGTCACCAAGCTTTGTGAATCGATTATTTGCGCTTCTGAGCGTGAACAGTGGAATCAGACCCTTGAAGCTTGTATTGATAATTTCGAACTTATCGAAGAATTAAATGTAATGAACGAGGTTTTAAGTGTAGCTAATAAGCATAACTTAGAAATTTATCCATCAGCAATTTTATACCATAGTCATGAAAATTAATCCAGAAGACATTGAATTACCCCTTGAGAAAACTGTTAGTTTTAAAAATGGGGAAGCGGAAGTATCCATCGCTAGTAAGTATAGCGGTTCAGAAGCAGGTTTGTATAAATCTTATATGAGCGTGTGTGCATCTGATGATAAAGCCCTTACGGACACTGAAGGTATGGACAAAAAGAATACTTATGCTGCTTGTGCTGTTCAGTATGATAAGATGCGAGCTATGATAATGGATGATAGCAAAGGAGAGCTTACTGATAAGCAGAAGCAACTTCCACCCGCGCTACAAAAAGTCATCCTCGAAAAGATGAAGAAGGATGGAAAGATCAGTAAAGAAGACTCTGAGGCTGCTGAAAAGAAACTTTTATCCAAAGACGATGAAAAAGAGTCTGATCCAAAAGGTGAAAAACTGGAGGTTAAGGAGAAAAAGTAAAATGCCTTATAAGTACACAACCACTTTTGAATCTGAAATTTTCGCTCATCAAGTGGATGATGAGTTTGTATCTAAGGCTTCTCTAAGTGAGCTATCTTCCCTAGTCCCCAAAAATATTGACTTTGAGAAGAATGTAGACCTACTGGGTGTATCATTTAACGCTGCTGTTGTTAATGTGTTTAATAGAAACGGTGACGGTATTGATACCGCCACCGCTTTAAAGTATAACGATCAGTTTATACATAAGCCCACTAATATAGAGCATAATAAAGATAAGATTGTGGGGCATATTGTTACTGCTGGTTTCAGCGATTACGGCTCTAATAAAATTTTATCTAATGAAGAATTAGAAAATAAGAAAGACCCGTTTAATATAGCATTAGGCGCTGTGGTCTATAAGTCGGCAAATAAACAGTTTGCTCAACTTCTAGAAAGATCAACTGATCCCGAAGACGAATCTTATTATAAAAAAATATCTGCGAGTTGGGAGGTTGGTTTCTCTAATTATGTTTTGGCGGTAGGAAGCGGTAAGCTTAACGAAGCCACAATCATATCAGACCCTCATAAGATTAAAGAGATGAACGGTTTCTTGAAAGCTTATGGCGGCTCTGGTAAAACTGATAAAGGTGAACCTATTTATAGATTGATTACTGGAAAGATATATCCGTTGGGTATAGGTTTCACTTCTAATCCAGCCGCAGATGTAAAAGGTATCTACAAAGATCAAGAAGATAGTGATCGAGATAAATTTTCACAAAAAGATAAAAAAATTGTAACAAAAGAAAATAACATAGCTATGGAAAACATTGTTAACGAACTAAAGGATCTTCTTATCGAGAAAAAAATCGGTGAGGAGACTGTAGCTTCCATGACTCAGACTTTTTCAGAGGCGATTCGTGAAAAGAACGAAGAGTTTTTGAAGGAAGCAGAGGCTCTTAAGAGCGAAAAGGAAGCCGTCAAAAAGGAATACGAAGATCTTAAAGCATCTGTGGATGGGCTTGAAGCCAAACTCACCGAAGCAAATGATCGGATTAACGTTTTTGAAAATGAGAAAAAGGCTGAAGAAGCTGTCGCTCGTTTCAATGTGCGTATGGACGAACTTGATTCTAAGTTCGAACTATCTGATGAAGATCGGCAATTCCTTGCTGAAGAAGTGAAGTCTCTTAACGAGGCTGAAGAAGCGTTCGCTTCTTACTCTGATAAGCTTGAAGTGCTTTGGAAGCATAAGAGC